GGGCCGAGGCGTAGTGAATCGGGGCCATGCCCACCCATGTGTTGATGATGGCGGTAAGCGCCTTGCGCTCGGGGTCGGTACGCTTAGAGATGGGGGAAGGGGCAGCCGTGGCGCGTTCCGCCCTTCCATTCATCCAGTAGTTCCAAAGAGCGTCGTCACTCTCGGCCTGATAAAGTTCGATCTTGGCCCGGAGTTCGGGACGTACCTTCTTGGGGTTGATACTGGCAAGGTAGGCAGGGAGCTTACGGACAGGAAGGCAAAGCATCTGCTGCTCGCCAGATTCAGAGGGTATTACGATGATCGTAACACCCCATCGGGCCTTGTTGGAATTGAGCTTTTGGCTTTGGGATGCCCATCCAAGCCCCAAGTTTTCCACGATAGGCTTTGCGGGCGTGTAGGGCTGATTTTCGTGGGTAAGGCAAAAGATGGTGTCGCCGTGGAAGGTGACGGGAGAAAGCTGACTCATGATGAGCCTCCAATAGAATAGTGTTGGGCTTTGGATATGAGAAAAGCCGGGTCTCAACTACCGCTATTGGACGGCTGCCTTTATTCCCCCGAAGGGTATTGTATTAGAGGCTATCAACCCGGCAAGATATGCGTGGATAGATGGGCATTATAGCCCAAAAAGAAACCCAGCAAAAGAGCCGGGCAGATACGCGCGTAATTTTTGGAGCCAGCGGCGCGGACACTGCCAATAGGTGTAGTGCAGTTACCGAACCATAAGTGTGGTGAGATGTCAAGAGGAGAATAGAAAAGGCCGGGAGCTCAGAACCGTCTAGGAACGGCAGGGGCATTACTGCTACCCTACTCCCGGCCAATATCGAATATGGCAATAGAATACCACATTACTGGCACGAAAAAAGCCATTGACAAACGGAATGGCGACCGTCCTAGAGGAGTTTCTGAAGCTCCGTAGAAAGACCACACCACAAAAACGAGAAAAAGTAAAGACCCACGGGGGACCCACGACCCCCAAAAAAACAATCAACCATTACAGCGAGCTATATGGTGCGTGGCCCACGCAGGGGCCACGCGTGGGTCCCACGCAGCCTCAAATTCCCCCGATGCGCCTCAACTCCATGCGCGGCTGGCGCAGTATCCGGGTGTCGATGCACATGGGCCGCTTGGTATCGAAATCACGCAGGGCCTGCGTTGTGGCGTCCACCTGGTCGTCGTGGGGCGCACCGGGGAACTGCGTCAGTTCCGCGACGTACTCCCGTGCCCATGGGCAATGCTCAGGATGCGGGAGCAGGATGTTCCCGGCCTCGAAGAACGTAGTCACAGCATGGGCGCGAGCCGTCTTGCTGCCGTCCGGCTCCACGGGGATGATACCGGGCACGGCATGTTTCAGCGCGTCGATGACCGCCGGGCCGTTGGCCTTATCCTCCACCAGCTTACGGGCTGCGCCGGGCCATTTAGCGGCGAGCGCCCGGAACGCGGCCACCGTATCCGTAAAGCCCATACGCCGTCGTACCTGATCCAGTAGGTAGCGGGCGGCCCCCTTGCGGCCCCACACCTGCCCCACGACAAAGTCGGTATCGTCGCCGTCCTTGAACGTCATATCCCACGAGATAAGGAGCTGGTCGAACTGCTCTGGCAGATCTTTGGGGAGCCAGAACCGCAGCCACTCGGATTTGAAGATGGCGCCGCCGTCTGGCGTAGGCCGCTGCTGGTACAGGGCTTCCCAGTCGCGTGTGCCGAGGGCTTTCTTAATGGCAAGAAGCTGCTCCAACGGGTAGCGTTCAGGGTGTAAGGCTTCACCTGCCCTACGGTGCAGCTCGTCTTCCGTTGCGATGGCGGGGAAGTCCACCACACGCCAGTGGTCGCCCTCCCCCCGTGCGGCGGCCTCAAGCAGCCGCCCTGAGAGGTCAGCCATGTGCCAGCGAGTGTTGATGATGAGCACCCCTCCACCGGGCGCGAGGCGCGTGTATAGCGTGGACGTGTACCAGTCCCAGACGTTCTGGCGGATGGTCGGGGAATCGGCGGACGCCCGGTCCTTGAACGGGTCGTCGACAATGACGATATGCCCGCCCATGCCCGTGATGCCGCCGCCCACGCCAGCGGAACGGTAGCATCCAGCGTGCCCCACTACCTCGAATATATCCGAGTTGCGGAGGTAGGAACCGTTCCCCACGGTGCGGATGTTCTTGCCGTACAGCGCCGTGCCGGGAAAGAGTTCCCGGTATTCCGGACTGTCGATGACGCGCTGAACGTCGCGGTTCATGCGCGAGGACAGGTCGGCGGCGTAGCTCGTTGAAATGACGGATAGATCGGGATAGCGGCCCAAGGCGTAAGCCGGGAAGCGGCGGGAGGCGAGCTCGCTTTTCCCGTGGCGGGGCGGCATGGTCAGCATGAGGCGCGGGGAACGCCCGGCTACGACATCGGCAAGGAAGGCGTCTAGCTCGGAACAGATTTCCTCATGCACCCATCCCATGCGGTAGCCGGGCATGGTGTAGCGCACGAAGGCCGCGAGACAGCTACGGGCCAGTGCCTTCCGGATATCGGAAAGGATGGCGGGGCTACTCATGATCCGGCGTTTTGAAGGCTTCCTTCGTCAGGCGAAGCAGCTCGTCCGGGGAGAGGTGTGAGAGATCCACCGGACGCTGAGATAGGGAACCGTCGGATGAAGTGTGATCCAAGGCGGTCTTGTCCACGATGCCCCACGCCTTGCGCTCTCCCTCCTGCCGGATCTTGATCGTCTCGGCGGTGATCTTGGCGAGCTTGGCCTTGTCGAAGCTGCCCTCGGACAAAGCCTCATCAATAAGAGCCTGATGCCGATCCCACTCCCGCTGGTGGCGGGTGATGACAGCGGCCTTGGCTTCGGCGGCGCGGTCCAAGGCTTCGGCCTTTTTTTGAGGGTTGCAGCCTGCAACCACGCCCGCAACCTTGGCCTCCGTCATGCGGTTCACGGTGCCGGAAATATCCTGCACCCAGCCTTCGGCCCGGATGCGCTTTTGGATGGCTGTCCGGCTCACACCGTAACGCTTGGACAGATCGGACTGGCTCGCCCCCACTTCGTATTCGGCCCGGATGGATTCCCAATCAAATCGTGCAGCCATCGTCGCACCCCCCGTTTGGCCTGCGTTCTTCCTGTTCTCTCAAAAACCTTTCATGCCCTCGTTTCTCCTCTTCCTCGGGCCTCGTACTGTGCGCCAAATCATACTCCCAAGGGGCCCTTTTCCGCTTCAATTGCGGACACCCGTGACCGGTCCACTCTTCCAGTACTCTTTCCAGAACCAGCAACCAAAACCGAGGAGCGTCCGGTTGCCACGGAGACGAACACCCCGGAGGATACGAGCGCAGCAACGGCCCTGCGCACTGTTCGCGCAGACACGCCGCACTCCTGCGCGACGGTTTCCTGCCGCACGCGGATTTTTCCGGTCCGCTTGTCCATGTGTAGGGCGAGCACCATACCTACAAGCTTTTCCGTTGAAAGAAGTTCCGCCTGAAGAAGCTGACGCTGGAGCGCGTAGGTGTCCATTCATGCACAGGGCCTTCTCAAAACATCCGGCCCACAATGGCACCGATGCAACCGCCAACTCCCGAGAGGGCGGTTATGATGGCGATGGCCGTTGTCCTGCTGCCCTGCCGCTCCCCGCGTTCCCGTGCGCACGTCTCGGCCATAATCGAGATATGATCCTCAAGATCCCGAATGCGTTTCCCATGGTCGCGGAGTTGCGTGAGTATCGCGTCGTCAAGCCGCTGGTTGAGCGCTTCGAGCAATGCCTCAATGCGGGAAAGCCGGGATTCGTGGTCCAGTGTATGCTCCATCAGCTTCCAGCCTCGACACCTTTAATCCACAGGAGCAGGTTTCCAGCCTCGCCTGCGGGCAGGTGCACCCACTCGCCGGGCTCGGTGAACGTCTCGCCCCGGTAGGTGTAGGACCATTCACCCGTCACGACGGCCCCCGGCGTCAGGGGAGCCGGGCTTGTCGCGGCGGTCGGTTCCGCCCATCGAGCGCACCCACTCGCCGCCAGCGTCATCACGCACAGCAGCGCGATCAGCCTCGCGGCGTTCGCCGTACCGTTGGCGCAGCCACAGCTTGAGGAACCCGGCGAGCGATGAAAGGAACTCAAGGACGGCCCGCACATCACTTTCCCGTCACGGCCTTGACTTCGGCCTTCACGGTTTCGGACTTGCCGTCAGCCACGGCGCCCTTGTTCTGCCCGAAGTGCGCGGCAAGGGCGTGTGCCCAGCGGTAGAAGACGGCATACACCCCCGCCGTTTCCTTGGGCACGGGCATCCAGACGGTGGCTACGGCGCACAGGCCGCACACGGTCATGAACACGCCGAGGGCGGTGACGAGCCACGCCGCATCGGGATACTGCGCGGAAAGGCTCATCAAGGTCGAAAGGATGAAATCAATCACGGTCGCTTCCATCAGTATTTGCCTCCATGCTGGTAGAACGCCACGTCACGCGGCTTGTCCGGGTCGTTGTCCACATGAATCCATGTCGGGGCCAGCTCGATGCGCCGGAACCCGACTTCAAGCAACGCCTGAAGGATGACGAAACGGGAATGGGAATCCACACAGCGGATATCCACGGCATAGCCCCGGGTGTGAGCGGACGTGGGCACGCCGCCGACCGCCTTGTTGTGCTTCGGGCAACGGTACGCGGAAGAAAGAGGAAACGGGATGCCCGCCAGATCGCGGGCCTCATCGAGCATCTGGAGCAGGTCGGCGTCCATCTTCTCCATGCCCGTGCCGCACCCGCATTTGCAGCGGAACTCGACCGGGGAAAAGTGGCGCAAGGGAAGAACAGCCATAAAAAATATCCTCCTGCGTCCACTCTCGCACAAGAGAATAGGGGGAGGACACCGTGAACAAGGTTCTACAACAGCCGATATTGCTGCTGTGGTTCCGGGTTCCCGCAAAGCTGCTTTTTGAGCCGACGGACGTACCTGGTGGTCACGCCAAGGGCTTCGGCGATGGCGTCCGGCTTCTCCCCTGCTTCCAGACGGGACAGGATACGTCCTTTGAACGGTTCACCACGGCGCAGGTTGGGCACGACGATCTGCATCCCCCCAAATTCTGTACAGAGGGCCGCCATACGCTGCCGACCAAGCAACTCCAGAAGAAAACCTGTGGGCTTCCGGGGGATAAAGTATGAACGTCCACCGCACTGTGCGCAGAGGATGACCGCCCCCACGTCACCGATGGCCTCTGACAGTTCGAACTGGCTCACCCACACGTCACTCATGAGCACCAACCTTGTGTTCCCCAAGCCATAGCCGCAGTGCGGTCACAGCTACATCGAGGGCTTCGTCGCAGATACGCTCCGGGGTTTCGTGCTCAACGGCGTGTACAAGCTCACGGTACTCCTCCCCGATAACGCCGAGCGCGTGGTATTTGCCCTCCGCGAAAACAGGGTGCTTCCCGCGTGCTTCCGACAGCCGCTGCATGAGTGCCGCAAGAGCCTTTTCACCAAGTATCGTGATGTCGATGTTATGCACTGATAGCCTCCCTGTGCGCGTCAAGCTCGTCGGTGTAAGCACAGACGCCGTACCCGTGATGGGTTGCCCTATCGCAATCGTGGACGGGGTAGGCGTAGCGGATCATGAGCAGGCGGCTAATGCCGGTATAGGCTGTGATGGCCTTCCAGCCGAGCAGCAATTTCCGTTCATTCATTGCGCTTCCTCCTGTGTGTACACCGCCACCTCCCAATGCGGGACGGCGGCGTAGCATTTCGAGCAACGCAGAGACACCACCTGCCTGTCGTCGCCCCAGAACCCGGCGCGGGACATGGCATCCTTGAGCTGCTTCGCCATGTTGTCGAGGTCCGGCTTCTTCGTATGGGCGATTTCTCCGCGCAACATGGCCTCACGATCCTTTTTCGAGGTCGATACAGGTATCGGCATCCCCGCGATGAATTCGAGCGCGAGCGGCCCGTCTAAAGGCTTTTCCGGGGCGAGCTCCGAAAGCAGATCGTCAAGCACGGCTTCCGCGCTCTTCTGCCCGGCAGACTTGTAAGCCACGCTGTGCCCGCAACGGACGGCGTGCCGGACTCGGGCCTGTGCCGTGGGCGTGCAGTTCAGGACAAAGCGGTAGGCCGTCATTGCTCCACCCCCAACGCCCGCAAATTGGCAAGCTGCTCGTCCAGCGGCGTGTCGGGCCTTCCCTGCTTCCGGGCGTCCATCTTGTCCCACAGGGCTAGAATCTTCGCGCACCACTCGCCGTTGAGCATCCGCTGCTCCTCACGGGTCAACGTCCTGCCGGGCAGGGCCAACGCATCAGCCCGCGCCGCTTCTCCCCGCCGCAATTCGTCGCAACGCGCCCAGATGTCGGCTACAGTGGGGAAGTAGGGAGACTCGCGGCGGTACTGCTTGACGGACTTTTCAACAACGTCGGGCGAGAACTCCGCGAGGTCTTCGGCCCAATCCTCGGCCAGAATCTGCAACTGAGCGGGCGTCCTACCTGCCTGCGGGTAGTGCAGCGCCAGATTGACCAGCAGTTGAAGCGTAAAGTCCGGGTTGTGCATGTTGAGCCCTCCTTGCCTGTAAAAGCATTTTCGCCATGTCGTCGTTATCCTGCACCCGCTGCTGTGCTACGGTAGCCGCCCGGGGCCGCGCCTGATTGCCGTTGCCGTCCTGTTCAGCGGGTTCGGGAGGTTTTCGCAGCCAGTATTCCCGCTTGAGGAAATTCGCCGCCGTGGGGATGTATCTGCCGCCCTGCCGCTTCCATGCCTCGGAGTCCTCCCACTGGCCCAGAGCGTCGAGGATGCGCGGCAACCCGGGAAGGGCACGGTTGGACTCAAGGGCCACCCATTCGCCCGCGGCTTCGTTCCTGCTTCCCCGGTGCTGTTCCGGGAACGCCTCGAAGAACTCGTCAAACGCCACCGAAGGCTGACGGGAAGGCACGGCTTCCGGCTCTGGTTTTTCCGTCGGGCGTTCAACGCGCGCGCACGCGTTAAACACACGCTCTGTATTTATTCTTTCTTTCTTACCTTCTTTGATAGTGTCCACTGGTCGACCATCGGTTGACCGTTGGTTGACCATCGGTTGACCACAGTCGTTTTCTACACCTTGATAACTGTGCCAATTTGTTATCGTTATAAGTGTATATCGGTTGTTCATGTTTGAGCGCGTCAGGAAGCCGTCAAGCTCAAGATTCCGCAACATGCGAACAACCGATGTTCTGGGTATATCCAGCTCGTCAGCAAGACACTCCCCGCTGAACGCCAGCTGACCGGGAAGGATTTCCTGCCCATGGAAAAAACCGCGCTTCCAGTTCGCTTTTTCGAGAAGTGAGATCATAAGGCCGCGATACAGCACGCCCCGGCTCCACGACTTCGAGTCCTCAATCTTGCGATAGATTTTGAAAAAACCGCGTTCCATATCACACCTTTCCCTTGACGGAACGGCATATTAACGAGATACTCCATTTAGTCCTTTGATGTATCCGCATCATATTCCCCTTCGTTTGGCCCCTGTTCCCGCAGAGGGCCTTTTCTTTTGCCTCAAGCTCTACCTTCATCATGTCCTGCCTCTTCTCACAGTACAGGCGGCAGAAGTTCACGTCTTTGACGTAGCCGTTTCTCGTGAACCACGGCGGCACCCTGTACTCTTTCGACCAGTCAGCAAAGCACAGGACGCGCCGCCCGTCGCGGTGAAACCGCCCGTGAAGGCAGGGGCCCGGCCCTACCAGTCCCATTCCATACCCCCGGATCTTCTTCCGTGGAATTCGTATGAGGGAAGCCCCTCAGCGTCGGAACTTTTACGCAGCTTCTCCCAGCACGCCGGGCATCGGTAATCTGCGATCCACCGCCCGCAGGTCTTTCCCGCAACCCCCGCGCACAGGTGCTTGCCCTCGCGGGGGTCTGCATTGTCCGCGCTTTTTTTTGCGAGATACGCTTCCCGGCTCAAGCCTCTTTGCGCTGCGTTGACGCAGATGCGGGAGCAAAAACGTGGGTTGTTGCGGTTGAGGGGAGTAAACTCCTTCCCGCAGCACTCGCATTTGGCATCCTTTTTCTGGGTGGCGGCAAGCTGGCACTTCTTCGAGCAGTACTTTGCCGAATGCTCGCGGCTGGGAGCCACATCAAACATCCGACCGCACTGTTGGCAAATCAGGATCGGCATTATCCTTTCCTCCCTTCATGCTGCACAGCCGTCTCCGTTTCCATCAGGTCGATGATCAGGGCCCCCAGCAGCTTTGCCCGCACCTTCTGCGGCGCATTCCTACGTATGGCCCTTTGCAGGTCTGCAAGACGCTCTACATCATCGAGCTGTTCGCCTTCCACGCCCTTGTCAGGTTCCGCACACATCGGAAGAAGCGAAAATCCGAGATCCGCCGCAAGAAGCTGGAGGGCGGATACGTCACCCGTCCTTCGCATGATGAACGCAGCCTGCTCCAGACCAAGCTTGACCACAGTACGATCCGAGTAAGGGTTAAGGACATTGCCGAGACTCGATGGTGCCATATCCATTTCCGCCGCCATCGCCCGGACGCCGCCAGGATACTTCTTCACCGCCGTCTGCACGGCTTCAATGACGTGTTCCAATGTGGGAATGTTCATGACTTCACCATTCATTCTGTACTGCCCACCGCCTATTCTGGCGGCATAGGGAAAGGTTATTCATCCGACTGCGGGCAAAGCCTCTTTGCTTCTTGCTGTGCCATTCCTAGGACGAGGGAGAAACAAATTGTCCCCATAACGGTCAGGGCGAGCCATACGGCGATGATTGTGAACCGCAGCCACGTCGTCCAATTCCAGGGGAGAAGATCCCAAGCTGCGAGAGAACCGAACAGGTACAACGGGATAGCCAACCTCCATCCGACAAACCACATGATTTTAAGCACCTTCCATTTATTCCAGTCGAACTTGCGGAGTTTTTCTATCTGCTCGGAGCTGAATCCTTTGGTCAAAAAGCGGTCTTTCATTTTCTTTTCCTGTGAAATGCTATGAGGGTTCACCTGCTCATCACCCTGCGCGGCCCCGTCTGGCGCGTCCGCATCCTGATCCCCGGCGAACCTGTGCCGCTTTGGAAGAGCTACCGTGAGGCTGAATACCCGACGCCAGAAGCCGTGGCCCGGCGGTGCGCGGAGGGGCTAGTCTCTGGGCATGAAAACGACAAGCATGACGAGCCCCACGGCAACGGCGAGGAAAAAGTTATTCAGCATGGCTCACCTCTTCGGGTTCGTTGGGAGTGCTGGGGGCGGCTGGAGGCCACAGATCGGGCCTGAGTTCAGAACGAGGGATACCGAGAAGTCGTTCATAGAGCAGTACAGATCGTACTCCAATATTTCTATCCCCGTTATATTGTTTATAAATAGTTTGATACGGTGCGCCAAGCCGTGCGGCTGAGGCACACGTTAGGCCGCGCCTTTCAAATGCTTTTCTCAGATTGTTCATTTGCTTCTTTTATACAATAGTAAACAGTTTTGCAAGATATTTATGCTTATGTAGATTTGACAAATGTATAAAAAACATGTTTGAGATAACACTATGAAATCTCTACTCGATTCAGCCCTGTCTACGATTCAGGGCTACATTGAAAAAAACCACGATGGTAACGTGGCTTCAGCTGCAAGAGCGCTTGACGTCAGCGTTCCGACTCTCCACACATGGCTAAAGGGGACTAGGATACCTAGCTTCAGTAAAATGGCTCCTTTGCTCGAAAAAATTGGAGCGTACATTGTCAGCCCAGATGAGGCGGACGTATCAAGGGAAGTATGTTTCGTTGACGCGCGTATAGCCCCTGCCGGAGAAGACCTTCCCCCACCCCCGGATGAAGACTATCTCGCCGTTCCGCTGGTTGAAGAGGTCGGGGCTGGTCCCGGCATTATTCCGCAAAATGAACTCATCTCGTGGTTCCTCGTCTGGCGCCACCAGAGGGCCATCCAACACAAGCGCGATCTGATTGCCGTCATGCTGGGGAAGCACTCGACTTCGATGGTTCCCACGCTCAAGCCGCAGGACATTGTGCTGGTGGACAGGCAGGACAAGGACGTGATGAACTTCAAGGGGAGGATCATGCTTGTCCTCGATCCCGCCGACGGCAGCGGAAAGATCAAGCGCGTGGCAGCGGAAAACCAGCCGAAGAAAAAGGATTATCGCATCACCTACTATTCGGATAACGCCGCCGAGAATCCTCCAGAGGTCTACAGCCTTATGGAAGACTTCGAGGGGGACTGGAACAAGTCCATCGTCGGGCGGGTTGTATGGGCGTGGAGTGACGTGAGCTGCAAATGAAAATCCCCGCTTTATTTAAAATGTACTGTTTTCCTTTATTTCTCTTTGAATAAGACTGAAAGCATCCAAAATAACTTTCACCTTCTTCCCCTTACATATTTCAAAGAGTTCTTCTGCAAAAACGTAAGCTTCTTTTGTATATCCAGAGCATACAACTCCAACAAAGGGGTTTTCCTTTTTTTCCATTTTACTTACTCCTTTTATTGATTTGAGGAGGGGATAATTCATGAAAATACGGCTTGAATACCATGAAGAAGGCAAAGAGAGCTTTTCAACGGTATGGGATACTGATCAAAACATCAGCCCACCATGTACTCGTCCGGGGTGTAATGGTCATTTTTCTATTTTTCCGCTAGTTTATGGACATAATCCAGAGCAACAGGGCCCGATAGAAAGAGTTGAACCCTGTTCAAATGGTTGCGGAAACTTGTTGACCTATCGAATCACCTCATTAACTGAGTAGCTTTGTCCTGCAAGCCTTGGAGAAAGAAGCGGAGACGACGGGAAACGGTGTAAAGAGTCAAGGGACGTGTCCAGGATGCGGACCAATCTATACACACTCACATATTCCCAGTTCGTAATCCGCTTCATTTCCTCGAAACGATCAAGAATGGCGGCCTTGTCGAAATCTTCATCCACAACAAAAAGGGCGGATTTGTCGGCCATTCTGATGGACAAACTGGGTGTCCCATATGTGGCAATGAGAAGAACATCCCCATTCTCATGAAAAAACATTCCATGTAACCACGGGTCTGGAACAGCTTCTACAGATTCAATTGGTATTCTTTGTTGAGACGGGGGGCCATAGTGACATATACTTGGTTTCGCACGTTCCCCAAATGCCACATCGACACCACAATCATGCCTGAGTTGTAAAAGCTGAATGATAAGCCCATCCAGCTTTTCATAGATAGTATTGAAAACCTCCTGCTCCACATGAAGATTCAAAAATGCTTCAATACATCCGTATGAATTGTTTAATCTGATTTCAGCTTCTGGGTCAGAGTCTATCCTAAACTTGCGAATACTTGAATTGGACCGTGATTTAATGGTGATATTGTTCATGATGTCTCCCCGCCTCTCCTCGTGAGGGGCTTTTTTGTGCCCTGCCGGGCGTGACCGCCGAGCCTTCGTGGTGTCGGCGGATATTGTTTTATCTCATACTTATGCTTTTGTAAATTTTTATTGACACAATGTTCTACATTTGTATATAGTCTCTTCACGACGAACGGGGAAGGCGAACATGCCTGGCACACCAGCCGGAAAGTAGCCACAAACCCCGGGCGGAGGAAGCCCCAACAAGTACCGAGCACGGCAAGCCCACGGGAGCGGGAAAGCAAGCGACGGCAGGGAATGGGGTGACGTGAAGACAGGCCGCGAAGGGACGGCGGGACGGAAAAACGGCTGAAAAGAAGGCCGAAGCGCAAAGCGCACCGAAGCGACGGGGGCCGAGCCGACCAACAGGGCCCACGGTTACGACATAGGGATCGGGCCGTGAAACGTGATGAATGAAAATTTTCTTTCCGGGCGGTCAGTTGACCTTTCGACAATTCACCGCCCCGCATGAAAGGCGCAGCGACAACGGGCGTTGCGCCTTTCATGCGTTTGAATGTGCCGCATGGGAGCGCGCCCCGGCGGGGATTGGCCCCGTCGGGTGCTTGCCTTGAATCATCGAAGCCAGGAACTACGCCGGGCTTTTTCATTGGTTCTGGGACTCCGGAACGAACTTTAACCAAGAGGATACAGCCATGCGTAACCCCTACGAATATGAACCGGAAGATGAGCCCCGCGTATGCGCCACCTGCGCCCGCTACTTCGAGAGTGACCAGCTGTGCAACATCGACAGCGATCTGGTGAAGTCCATCAAGGAACGGTTCGGCATCATGCTGGCCGACGCCGAGGTTGCCATAGACCCGAAGAAGATCACCGACTGCGAGGGATGGGTAAGCGCCGAACTTCACGACAGGTACGCGCTGTATCGGGACAAGCTGGAAAAGAGGAGGAACGCGGCATGAATACCACCATCTTCTGCCCGCACTGCAAGCTCAAGTACGACAAGGCCGTGAAGCTCAGGAGGTACCGCGACTTCTGGATCTGCTCGTCCTGCGCGGAATACTACACCGCCGAAACGCTGGTCACGGCGTGCGAGAACGCCGCACGGTCGTTTCTGGCAAAGGCCAACTACCTTAAAATCATGGCACGGAGGGCGGCGGCATGAAGATCGACATCTGGAAAAGGCCGTGGCTGGCGGTGCTCCTCCTGTTCCTCTGCTTTCTGCTCGTGGGCTATTTTGAGCGGCAGGATCAGGAACTCTTTGAACGAATGGCCCCGTTCACGGAGGCAATGCGATGAACTGGACGGACGACGCCTACGGCGACGAATGCGGCCCTTGGACGGATGAGGAACGCATGATCGCGGCGGGCAATGCCGCCTTTGCGCGGAACCAGCGCAAGCATACGGAAACGGAAGAAGGCGGGGAGTAAGTATATGTGCGATACCCATAGCGAACAGATCAACGAACTGGCAAAGGCCCTTGCCGCCGCGCAGGGCGAGCTTGAACCCGCAGAAAAGAACTCCACCGCCGCCGTCGGGAAGGAGGGAAAGCTCAAGCGCAAATACGCTGACCTGACGGCGATGATCGACGCCGTCCGCAAGGTGCTTCCGAAGCACGGCCTCTCCATCGCGCAGATTGTCCTCCCCTCGGAAGGGGTCGCGCACGTCAGGACGATGCTGATGCACGAGTCGGGGCAATGGCTGGCATCGGAATGCAGGATGCCCTACGACAACACGGGCTCCAAGAACGCCATCCAATCAATGGGAAGCGCCATCACCTACGCCCGGCGCTATTCCCTTTCGGCGCTGGTCGGTGTGGTGGCCGACGACGATGACGACGGGGAAGGCGCATGGAGGCGGGACGACGACCGGGAACCGCCCCGGCGTAACGCCCCCGAGCCCGCCCCTCAGCCCAAGCCCGAGCGTGTGGATCTCGCCGCCCTCGCCAAGGAGTTGAGCGAAGTGCGGGACAGTGCGGGGTTCGTCGCCTGTTACAACCGCCATCGGATTACTGAGGAACACCCGGACTACGAGGCGGTCAAGAACATGTTCGGCAAGAAGCGCCGGGAAATCGAGGCCAAGGCCGAGGCCGAAGCCGGAACGCCGCCCGAATTCGTGCCGCTGGACGCCGTGATCGCCGCCTTTGAAGCGGCGGAAACCGTAACCGCGCTCAAGGAGGCGGCAACCCGGCTCGGCATCCCCGAAAACCACCCGGACAGTGAGGCCATTTACGCCGCCTACCGGGAACGGCAGCGCAAGATCGAAGCGCAGGACAAGGAACGCGCCGCGTAACAACAGCCCCGCCCTGATAATCAGGCGGGGCTTTTCTTTCCCTCAGCAGGAGATTGTATGAGCAGCCTCAACAAGGTGATGATCATCGGAAGGCTCGGGCGCGATCCCGAGATGCGCTATACCCAGGCCGGAAAACCCGTATGCAGCCTGAATGTGGCTACGGATGAGGGCTACACCAACGACCGGGGCGAGAAGGTCGACAAGACGGAATGGCACAAGGTCGTCTTCTGGGACCGGCAGGCCGAAACCTGTTCGCAGTACCTCGCCAAGGGGAGTCTCGTCTTCATCGAGGGCAAGCTCTCCACCCGCAAATATCAGGATCAGCAAGGGCAGGACCGCTACGTTACCGAGATTCAGGGGCAGCGCGTCCAGTTCCTCGACCGCAAGGGGGACGGCGACGGGCAGCAGGGCCGACAGGGAGGCGGACGCCAGACACAGGGGCGGCACTCCGCCGACTATGAAGACCTCGGCCCCGCCTTCCCTTCCGAAGCCTCCGGCCTTGATGACGTGCCTTTTTAGGCAAAACCAATAGGATAGAATATGGCACAGACCGCAGAAATTCTGGAAGCCCTCCCGCCCGCGCAGGAGCAACCCGCCGGGCTCGCCCTGCTGGACCTGAACGTCACCGCGACGCCGTTGGTCATCACATGGGACAAGGACGCCGTGTCCACGCTGTTGGATACCGTCCTAGCCCAGTATGCGGGGCTGGAGGTACAGGAAGCCGACGTGCCCGCCATCAAAAACGAAATGGCGGGGCTGAACAGGCTCAGGGAACGGATGGACAACGCCCGGAAGGACATCAAGCGGCGGATTGCCGGGCCGCTGGACGGGTTCGACGCCGAGGTCAAGGCGCTGATCGCCCGCATCGTGGATGCCCGCGCTGCGCTGGACACGCAGGTCAAGGACTTCGAGCGGCGCGACCGTGAAGGCCGACGCGCAGCCGTTCAGTGTGTCGTCGACAACATCAAGAGCTGTGAAGGCGTGCCGGAACTGGACATCCCCATCAACCCTTCATGGCTGAACAAGTCCACGCGGCAAGCCGAGATCCACGAGGACATCAAACGGATCATCGCCGCGTACAGGCGGGAGTGCGAAGAAACCCGCCGGATGGAACAGGCCAAAGCCGACCGCATCGCGCTGGTGGAGGCCACGGCAAAGGCTCAGGCGGAACAACACGGTTTCGCGCTTCCCCTGTCGAAGTTTGCGGCCTGCCTGACGCCGGATATTTCCGGCGAGGACGCCGCGGGCATCATCGGGCAGGTGTATGCGGCGGAAGCCAAGGCCCGCGAAGAGAGCAGGCCCGCCCACGTCGTCAAACCTGCGGAACCGCGCCCCGATTCGTTTATTGAGCAGGAGGAGGGCTTTCCCTTCGCCCCACCCGTGAACGTGGCTTGTACCCTGACCCTCAGCGTCAAGTACGCGCCGAAGTACGAGGATACCGTGCAGGAGGCCCTTGCCATGCTCCGCACGGTCGGCGTGGTCACAGTCTTCTAACCTTCCGGCGCCCACCTCCCGCGCCATCCCCATAGACCCATAGAGCCCGCCGGGGGGCATGTACCCAGGCACAGTGCCAATTCGCCCGCATCACAGCGGGCTTTCTTTTTATCCAACCCAAAGGAGAAAGAGCCATGAGCAGCCCTCTCGATATGCGAACCATGAACAACGGCGGCGTGGTCGAAGCCGTCAACATCGCGCTTGCCAAGGTCGCGGACAACATAGCGGACGTGAACACGCCGCCGGACAAGCCCCGCACCGTCACCCTCAAGATCACCTTCAAGCCCGACGAGAGCCGGACGCTGATCGCATCCAAGGCGGTCGTGACGACCAACCTCCAGCCGCAGGAGCCGCAGACCATCCCGGTCGTGCTCGACAAGCTGGACGGCGCGCCCATGCTGTTCGAGTCCTTCACCGACAACCGCCCCGACCAGTACCGCTTTGACGGCACCATGCCCTCTGAACTCAGAGGCAGCGGCAGCGTGACCGTGAACGTAACCCCGTTCAAGAAGGCTGAAGAACACCCCATCAACCAGTAATCGAAGGAAGGAACCACATGGAAATCAACCGCACCGAAGCCGACAGGCATCTCATCGGCGTAGGCCGGGAACTCGAATCCCTTGACGGCAAGGCCAAGGCCACGCTTCCCGTGCATGTCACGGAAGACGGGCTGCGCTTCTACAAGCCTGATCCGGAAGGGGAGTGGCAACGTCTCCATGACGCGGAACAGGACACGCTCACCGTGGGCACCTTGCAGGCCGTAGTGGATTACCTCAACCAGAACCCCGACGGGTTGGACCTCGGCAAGATCCTTGTCCATGTCTGCGATGTGACGACCGTGAGGGTCATGTCCGTCCCCTTCGGAGGCTGGAAGCGGCGCACCACGTACATGCGGGCCGACGCCGTCATCCCTGCCCATTGTTTTGGAAGCTGGACTTCGCCCGACGAGTTCGTCCCCTATCTCCAGTCCTGCTTTGTCCCCTCGGACGATCTCGACGCGCTCATCAAGATCAGCGGCAACCTCGTGGACACCTCCGAAGTCCGCGTGCAGGACGACGGCGTGTCGCAGGAGGTTTCCATCCGGCAGGGCGCGGCGCGCAAGGCCGAAGTGCCCGTACCGTCCCCGGCGGTCGTCTTCCCGTTCAGCACCTTCGCGGAAGTCGCGCAGCCCGCGCACAAGGTCGTGTTCCGGCTCCAGTCCAGCCCGCTGGCCTGCAAGCTCATCGAATGCGACGGCGGCGCGTGGAAGCTGGAAGCCATCGCCAACATCCGCACATGGCTTCTGGAAAACCTGCCTGAAGGCGTGAAGGTCATCGCGTAATACCTACACCCCGGTCTGAATTTCATCAGGCCGGGGGCTTTCACAGGAGCACTTGCCATGCCTTTCCAAGACGCCTATGAGCGGATACTTCAATCCACGGGCCTGCGGACGCAAACGGATGTCGCCGCCCTGCTCGGTGTGAAGCAGAGCAGCATCTCGGAAGCCAAGTGCCGTGGCCGTATCCCCAATCCGTGGCTCATGACCCTTTTCAGCAAAAAAGGGCTCAACCCCACATGGATACGTACCGGCGAAGGCCCGCAGTATGTGGAGGGAACGGATACGCCTCCAATGCCTGCCCTGTCGGAACAGCAGGTGGCAGCGAGCCTTGAGCGGATACTCCGGGCGGCCCTGCTCGGCGTGGTTCCCGAGCTTGCCGACCAGCTCAGGCAAAAGATGAGCCCATAACCTCAACACGCATCACGCGGAACGATAATGAACGACGCTGAAATCATGGAACTCGTTGATGAGGTCAGAAGGTGCGAACGCGCCGTGCAACAGGCGAAGAACGCCCTCGAAATCGCCAAACGTGACGCCGCCGTCGCCGCCTGCCCCTACAAGGAAGGCGATATCGTCTCCGGATGGGATCGCGACGGCACCAGTCCGGCAAAGGTCGATAAAATCCTGTTCGTCCCCTCCTACCCCTACTACGACCTGCGCGTGCTCCCCCTCACGGAAGGGGGCAAACCATCCCGACGGCACAGGTATGCCTACAACGTACTGGATGTAACACCATACGAAGGCGGCGAATGACCCCAAACGAAAGGCGGCTCACACTGATGTGGGTCGCTTTTTTTCTGACCATCTGCTTGAAGAGGTGCACATGCTGAAAGACACGTTCCGCGCTCAATCTGAGGAAATCGTTGTGGACATGTTCGCGGGCGCTGGCGGCGCGTCCTGCGGGCTTGAAATGGCGGGCATCCATGTCCATGCCGCCATCAACCATGATCCGGTGGCCGTCAGCCTTCATGCCCGGAACCATCCCGAAACCGAACACCATGTGCAGGACGTGTATACCCTCTCGCCGCAGTGGGTGACGCGCGGCCGGCGCGTCGGCCTTCTCTGGATGTCTCCGGACTGCACGCACCACTCCAAGGCCAAGGGCGGCGCGCCGACGCGCAACGTCCGGCGGCGTGAGCTGGCGATGGTGCTGGTGGATCGCTGGATTCCCGAACTGGGAGACAGGGCGCCGCGCGTCGTTCTCCTCGAAAACGTGGAGGAGTTCGCGGAATGGGGTCCGCTCGACAACAGAGGCCGCATCATTGAGTCCGCGAAGGGGGAGAGGTTCCGCACGTTCGTCAGAAAGCTCCGTTCCTGCGGCTACCGCGTCGACTGGCGGGAACTCCGGGCCTGCGATTACGGCGCGCCGACCATCCGCAAGCGCCTCTTCATGATCGCCCGGCGGGATAACCGACCTATCGTCTGGCCCGAGCCGACGCATGGTGCGCCGGACTCGCCGGAAGTTCTCGCCGGGACGCGGAAGCCGTGGAAAACGGCAGCCGAGTGCATTGACTGGTCCCTGCCGTGCCCGTCGATTTTCGCCTCGTCCGAGGAAATCATGGAGCGGTACGACATCCGGGCGGTGCGGCCTTTGGCGGAAAACACGCTCAAGCGCATAGCGAAAGGCGTTGTCCGCTATGTTCTGAGCAACTCGACACCGTTCATCGTGAGCTACTACGGGCCTCAGAGTGGCGAGCAAGGATTCAGAGGATGCGGCATTGAGTCACCGCTTCCCACACAGACCTGCGAAAACAGATTTGCTCTGGTGCGGCCGTTCCTTGCCAAGCACTTCGGCGGTGTCGTCGGCCAGCCCGTGGACGTGCCCGCCGGGACTGTGACCACCATCGATCACCATTCCCTGTGCGCCGCGCACATGGTCAAGATGCGCGGATCTAACGTGGGCGACGCCGCGGACTCCCCCCTGCATACCGTTTCAGCCGAGGGGACGCACCATGCGTTGTGCGCCGCACACCTCCAGCGGGACTTCGGCAACAGCATCGGGGCACCCTGCGGAGAACCCGTGCCCACGGTCATGCCGGGAGGCGGAGGAAAGACGGCCCTCGTTTCCGCATTCCTTGCCAAATACTACGGGCAGGGCTTCGGGTGTTCCGCCGATGAACCGCTGCATACCGTCACGACAAAGGATCGTTTCGGGCTCGTCACAGCCAGCATTGCGGGGACGCCATACTTCATCGCCGATATCGGAATGCGGATGCTCACGCCCCGCGAGCTTGCCCGGGCGCAGGGCTTCCCCGCCTGGTATGTTCTGGAACAAACGGCGGATGGTACGCCGATCACCAAGACGGCGCAGGTGCGCGGCATCGGCAACAGCGTCTGCCCGCCCATCGCGGCGGCACTGGCGGCGGCGAACTACTCCCCGCAGGAGTATCCTGTTCCTGAATTTGATATGCCGCTGCTGGCCCTCGCGTAGACATAATCTGGAGTTGCAAAATGGACAATGAACAGCTCGAGGCTGCATGAACAACGCGCGGGGTGAAATATGCTGACGGATAAGGAAAAGAGGTGGCTGGAGAACCGAAAAATTAGATGCAGCCGTTGCGTACATTATGAAGTCAGCGGCGTTGGAGGCATCTGCTTTTGGTGCGCCGATAGGGAGAAATTTGAAACGAGCGCGTACACACTTGCATCTGACTACCGCGACGCCGCCGAGTTCGAGGCGAGGGTATCACGGTGTATCGCTGAGAATGCATCAGAACTAGATATGATATCTAACAACTTGCAGTTCCTTGATGGTTTCAAAGCCAAAAGCCTAGCGTGGTACATCCTTCGGGAAACGCGCATTGTCGTTGAGGAGAAGATGGACAATGAGTGAAACCATGCTTGAATCCATCATGCAGTGCTCGAAAGAGGCAGTTGCGCGGGCGTATATGTGTAAAATCAGTGCATCGGTTTATACTCGATGCCCGCTATATGGCGAAGAAACAGAAAATTGCCCCATGAAAGAAGTGTGGTGTTCAGACGTAACGCCTCAAGCTTGGGAAGAAGTGTTGAACAACGCGCAGGAGAAGAGAGGATGCCCGAACCCCAGATAGTAATCGTGGTCAACTCCCTCACAGAGGCCCACAAACTCGAACGGGAACTTGTGCGGGATAGACAGAATGCATGTGGCTACAGGCCGCGTCAAAAGGATGAATGCAGGTTTTGCAAGCACGTGGGGCGCTACTCTAGCTATACATACCAAACAACCTACTTTTGCGACCTGCACAATTTCTGTGTAGCTGCACGCGGGATATGCAACGACTTTGAAACAAATATGCCGGGGGGGAACCAATGACAGCACAGGAATGGCTTGAAGAACTGGAAGGGCTGATAAGTATGGCCACGCCGGGGCCGTGGGCTTATGAGCAACATGGAGACACAAGCGAATGCAGCGTTGGTGTCATTTTAGACGACAATAACAAACAAATATCCGGGTTGAATACCGACACCACGTTGTTTGTGGCGGACACAGTTGCGCCAGAAGTTGCTTCATCAACGGACGCAGCATACATCGTCGCCGCGTGCAACGCCGTGCCGAGGCTGGTTGAGATGGTGCAAGACATGTCTTGTACTATGGCCGGGATGCCGGGCATGGACGCAACACCCACTGAGATTTTGCAGGAATTCTTTGACATCACGGAGCCGGAAGAATGATCACCACCGAAGAACTCGCCCGCATCCGGGCTATCGCAGAGGCCGACAAAGAGGGCGCCGACGGCAAGGCGTGGGACGAGGCAATCACTCCGGATACCGTGATAGCGCTGTGCGACCGTATCGAAAAACAGCAGGACGCACTAAATCTTGTTTACATGGCGTTATCCGCAGTCCGCGTGACATTGGAGATGTGCGAATGATTGGTGGAATAATAACTGAACTTGTGCGTCTTCCGGGTATTCTGTGGGTAAAATGCATAGATACTACATACAAATCTGATAGTTGTGGTCTGTATCTTAAACCTATAACAGGAACTGAGCTCATTGAAAAAGGAGATATGCTGTGGTGGCAGGGGCGAGAAGCGTACTGGACACCGAAAGATAGAAGCAGGATAGATGTGATTATCCCCCGTATTGGATATAGCGGGAGGTCTAAACCGGACGAGGTGTACAAATGACCATATCAAAAGAAGAACTCGACTACATCCGAACCGCCGCCATTGGCGACATGCTCGGAGACTCCAAGGAGCTCGACAAAATGGGGCCTGCGGCTACGGTTTTCAGGCTGTGCCGGGAATTAGAGCTAGCACGGAAACACGCCGTCACCATGTCAGAAGTGGCAGCCGCCGCATGGGGCGGGGAAATCCCCTCTCCCCTCCCCGGTCATACTTCCAGTGAAGAGCAGATGGTGGAGATGTTTGACCATCTGAATTGTCCTTTTTGCGGGGGATCAGGGCACGTTGACGACTGCGACGAGATACAGATCAAACTCCTGCGAGAGCGTGATGAGGCGAGAGCGCAGGTAGTCCAACTCTCTTCTGCATTGGAACCTCTCCTTTCTTTCGCAGAACGCCAGATATGCAGACACGAGGAGACTCACCGGGACGGTCTTTTCTGGGAAATTTGTGATAACTGCGGGGCAATTTTGCCCGTTGGTAAAGGCGGAAAGTCTGAGTTCGTGGAACCAAAAGAGATAAAGGATGCTTACAGGGTTCTTGGCGAAATAGAAAAATCATTGGGAGAATGAAATGAACCCAACAAAAACAGAACGTGACCAGTGGCGCGAAAAATTGTTATCCCCATACACATGTTTCAATACAGAATATGCGATTTTCACCATCCAGCTGCTTGATGCATTGGAAGAAGCCGATACGGAGAAAGAAAGGCTGGAGCAAGAAGTATTTTTCTGGCGTGAAGAGACAAAAGACGTGCGAGAAATCTTCAACAGGCAGCTAGGGTATAAAGACGTAGAGATAGCACGGCTGGAGCGGGAGGCGGATGTCCTCAGTATCTGGCTTGCAAACGCATATATCGACATTGATTTACTGCCCAATATTGAATCAGGAGCAATGAATCCGCCGTTGCCGGAAGATGTACGGGAAGCCGCACGCGAGGCAGTCAGAAAAGATGAACTCCAATGAAAGAAATGCCGCAAGGGTATGGGCATTGGCAGAATTGCTTGCCCTCTCTGGAGGATGTGAAGGATGTACTCTCAGGGGACTGCACAGTTGTCAGGATATCGTATCAAGAAAACTGTGCTGGATCAAAAAGGCTAACGAGATAATCAAAAGACGCGAGGACGTGGAGGAAGGGAGATGAACACCACAGTACAAAAAGCAATCCACGATGGAATGAAATCAACTGGGATCACACAAACTGAATTGGCCGTTGTTTTACGCAGCAGAGCGCGTGCTTCCGAAATTATCAACGGGAAAAGAGATCTAAGGAATACTGAACTGCTTGTACTTTCATACCTGCTTCATATCCCGCTTGAAACGCTGATGCCTCCTCTTAGTGAAGAGGATAAGCTGCATATCGACTCACTCATTGCTTGGGAGAGAAAACTTCAAGAGACAAGATATATAAAAAAAAGAACTTCTAAACGGAGTAAAAAAGCATGTCCGAAGAACTGACGTTGCTACCGTGCCAGGCGTGTGGGGCTTCCGATGTGGTCATGAGAGTAGATACGAGAGCCTACGGATTCTGTCCCGCGTGCGGGATGTGCGGCCCTTGCGCTCCAAAGGTCGACGTGGAATATGCTGTCAAACAATGGAACGCCCTGCCCCGAGCGCTGGAGTGGGCGGATAACCCGCCTCAGGTTCCGGGATGGTATTGGTATAAAACATCTTCACACCTTGGGATTACGAAGTTCCCCGAATTATGCGACAGAACAAGAGAGGGCTGGCAATGGGCAGGCCCCATCCCCGAACCACGCGAAACGAAGGAATAGCCGTGGCAGTAGCAGAAGTAACGCTCATCGTGACCGTGATCGTCTCCCCTCTCGTAATCGGGGGGCATTCCGCGACGCACTCGGAGTACACCCGAGAGTATCCGCAGATGGGTATATACCAGTGTACAGAACAGGCCGAGCAGATAATGGCACAACACGGGATAAATCATACGGTAGTTGCCGTATGCGTCCCCGCAAACAAGCGCGAACCGAAGTAGCCCCGTAACAGGGGCTTTCCTTTTTCTGGAGGAGAACATGCGAAGACCCATCAACCCCGTAATACCGTACCCGCACGAGGCCATCCAGCACACTCGCTGTGTTCTGGCCCTGTCCATGATCACCGTGGCGATTTCTTTCTTGAAGCCGGAAACGCTGGCCCTGCTTGGCGACCTCGGAAAGCAGGTCGAAAAGGTCAACCGCTGGATCGACCGATGTGCGGACGACACGCAGAAGCGCAGGCTCTCCGCAGGCGCCCGCCGGGATTTGGATGCCCGGTTCCATATCATTGCCGGGCACGTCGGGGATGTTCAGGCTGCGGCCGGCGACGCCACCCGCTGGACGCAATGGGCCGCCGGGATGTGGGCCGGGCTCACTTTCCTCGAAGACGCCCGGAACACCTGCCCCGCCTACTTCCGGGGCCTTCACTGGCACAACCTGCTCAAGACGTTGACCACGCTGTGCAATGCGCTCGAAAAGGTCGACCCGCGAATCGCTGAGATTGGGACGCGGGTGTACGAGCGGGCCGCGTAGGGAAAGAAAGGAGAAAGGATGGAAACGACAATCTCGGAAATCCGCGCAATCGTACAGCGGCGCAGAGATATTGCCATTGAGGACGAACGACTACACCAACGATTCCTTGAACTACTCGAACTCAATCAGGGGGCTAGAAAATCTTCACGCGATACGCTATCCCCCAAAGCAGGGAAGGCGTTTTTTGCTGACGTGAAAAGGAAATCTCATGAGCGTAGCAAAGCGCGGTGACGGCAGATTTGTCGTCAAGTTCAAAGATGAAGAAGGGCGCTGGAAACAGCGCTCTTTCCGTACTGATGAAGAGGCCCGGCAGTTCGATGCGGACTGCCAGTATGATGCGGTGGAAAACACGCGCCTGACGCTGTTGGAGGCGGTACTGGTGTACCTAAAAAACACCGAACACGCCGAGAACACCGTAGGGATTTATGAGTTCATTGTGTGCGGGCATGATCGAAAGAATGGGGAACACAGAGAGGGGCCAGCGGAGTTCCTTGCAAACAGATTCGTGGATACATTGACTCGTCGTGACCTCGAAACTGTGCGTGAACGGTGCAGGAATGACGGCCTCTCAACAGCAAGTATCAATATCTATGTCGGAAAGATCAAGGCTGCACTCAGTTGGTGCGTTGAACAAGACTTACTCCATGAAAACCCTTGGGGGAGATATCGGCAACTCCCAGGTGCAAAAAACAAGCCACGGACAGGAACATTGGAAGACTTCCACAAACTCTTTCCTGTGCTCCCGCCGTGGCTTCAATGGGCAGCAAAAACAGCCATTGCCCTATGCTTACGTCCCGGCGTGTCCGAACTTTTCCGATTGGAATGGTCGGCATTCGACTGGAAGGCTAGAACCGTGAGCGTTTACATGCCCAAAGTAGATAGCACCAAAATGGTATTTCCACCAGAGGAATATCTTCAGGAGGCATGGGTACGCTACCAAGATGATGCGATAAACGGTCAAAGTTTGGTTTGTAGAAATAGAAAGGGAGGACGTGTAAATAAAGGGCTTTATGAGATTGCATGGAGGCGGGCTTGCCGAAAGGCCGAAGTGTCTATGCCTATGTATGCCCTGCGACATATCGCCGCGTCCGAGATGCTTTCAAGAGGCGTGGACATCGCCGCAATAGCTGCGCAGCTTGGGCACAAAGATATTACCACCACAGGAATTTTCTACACACACGCTCTCGCCTCTTCCCAACGTCGAGCGGCGGCCGCACTCTCTTCTTGCACCAATTTGGTGCAGATTGGTGCGGTAAACGGCATCTAAAACAAACCTTATCAATAACTTATGTAAAAACTTTGCTTTTTCCGCGAAAAAGCACATACATAATTTATTCCAATAAGTAACGAACATCCT